AGATAGCGTTATGTATCGTCTAAACTCTAGCTTCTGGGAGTCAGGACTAAGCGGGCAGGACTTGCAGGCGGTTGTACAAGCTCGCCAGACTGGCAGTATTGGCGCAAGAGATGTGCTGTATATGGTAAGGCAGGGTCGCATTCAGCTTGACCCAGAGCGCGAAGATGATGACATACTTGAAGACGCAGCGGGCGGATTTCTTGACAATTTGCCGCAACCAGTTTAATAGATTACAATAGCTACTTAAATAAACCTATGTCGGGGCAGGCGTTCCGACAGTGCATGTAACAGGTGCTTACAATGCCGTTTGAAATTGAACATGAAGGTAAGAAGATTAAAGTCTGGACCCAAGAGGAAGTAGATTCTGAGGTTAAAGGGCTTAAAGTTACAAACGAAAACCTGAAAGCCGAGAAGCAGGACGCATCCGAAAAGCTGAAAGAAGCCAAAGAGTCTGTACGGCAGAGCGAAGAAGCTACCGCAAAGGCTCAAGGCGATAACGAAGCACTGACTCGGATTGCAGAAGAACGTGAGGCAGACAAGCGCCAGGCTGTAGAAGATGAGCGAAAGAAGTTTAACGATTTGATGAGTACAACCAAGAAAGAGAAGGTTGATAACTTTATCACCTCTATTCTTGACGGCGTTCAGACTGTTGACGACATTTCGCGCAAACACTTGCGCAAGTTGCTGCGGGCAGATTACGAATTTGATTATGACTTTGATAAAAGCGAATTTACGGTCACTGGCGATAAAGTACATAACGCCGATGACTTAAAAAAAGTATTGTCAGACGGCGAAGAATACCGCCGCTATCTGGCTGGATCTGGTGCGACCGGTGGAGGTGCTACTGGCGGACGACCCTCAGGCGCGGGGAAGAAATGGTCAGATATGACCGAGAAAGAACATGTAGAACTTTATAAGCGTAATCCAGACGAATACCGTCGGCTGCGCTCAACCGCCACTTGAGGATTTAACCCATGGCTAACACCCTGATTTCAGATGTTGTTGTACCCGAAATTTATGCAGACTATACCGCTGTGGATGGCCCTGAAAAAACCGCCTTCTTCGATGCCGGTGTTGCTGTACGTAACCCCATGCTGGACGCTGAAGCATCCGGCGGTGGCCGTATTGTTACCGTTCCCTTCTGGAAAGACCTGGACGCAAGCTCAGAGCCGAATTACAGCACTGACTCAACCGCAGATGTTGCCGTGCCAGCCAAGGTCGTGGCCGGTGAGCAGATTGCACGGAAGTCTTTCATTAACCAAGGCTACAGCACTGCTGACTTGGCGTCTGAGCTTGCCGGTTCAGATCCTATGCAGCGTGTACGTAACCGGTTTGGTACATACTGGATGCGCCAATGGCAACGCCGTACAATCGCAACACTCGAAGGCGTACTAGCAGACAACGTAGCCAACGACGACAGCGACATGGTAAATGATGTTGCGGGCGCTACCAACGCCGACGTTGATGCTGCAACCCTGTTCAGCCGTTCAGCCTTTACCGGCGCGGCGTTCACTTCCGGCGACCGTTTTGACGATTACAACGCCATTGCGGTGCATTCGGTTGTGTATAAGCGAATGGTCGATAATGACGACATCGACTTCATTCCTGATTCTGAAGGGCGGCTAACTATCGCTACTTTCATGGGCCGCCGAGTCATTGTAGATGACGGCCTGCCGTTCACCGCTGCTGCTGGCGCTACTGGCACTGATGCCGCTGCAACGTACACCAGCGTACTGTTCGCATCCGGCGCAATCGGCTATGGCGAAGGCACTGCCCGCACCCCCGTTGAAGTGGAGCGTGAAGCAGCGCAAGGCAACGGCGGCGGCATTGAAACCCTGTGGGAGCGTAAGCAGTGGTTGATCCATCCGTTCGGTTTCCAGTTCACCAGCGGGACCGTAACCGGCCAGTCGCCAACTTGGGCTAACCTACGCCTCGCTGGCAACTGGACGCGCGTTGTCGAGCGTAAGTCTGTGCCTCTTAGCTTCCTGGTTACTAACGGCTAATCAGGTAAATCAAGACAAGCCCCTGCGATAACATCAACGGGGCTTTTTTGTAATAACTGGGGTAGACTATGAACATGACACAGCAGTTAAAGATTCAGCGGCTATATGACAAGGCGGTAAAAGATGGCAGAGCTAACCGAGGAACAGAAGCGCGAATTACGGAGCAAGCAGAACCAGTTCGCCGCGGTAGGAAGCCAAAGGTATCTCGCGTACCTGTCGAGGAAGAGAAGACTGAAGCGTAAGGCGGTATAGGGGCATATTATGGGTTACGCAACAGATACAGAACTACTCGCATACGCCGCAGCGCGTGATATTACTCTGGCGGGCTCACCTGATACGCTGCTAACTAAGGCGCTGGACTGGCTGGACTTGCAGCCGTTCTCGGGCGCAAAGACAGACCCGGGTCAGGTGCTAGAGTTTCCACGCAATGGCGAAACCGTAGTGCCGGCCAATATCAAGACCGCTCAGATGGTGGCGGCTGTACTAGTTGACACCGGCGAAGACCTTATGGCCCCACTAGCGCAGCGTGTGCTGTCTGAAAGCGTGGCAGGCGCGGTTAGCGTGACCTATAGCGATACGGGCAGGCAGTCAACGTACTATCCACAGTTAGCGTATCTGCTGCGGCCTTATCTTGGGTCGCTTGGCGGGAACATATTTGAGGTGCGTAGAGGATGATCTTAAAATCCATAGGCTCAAAGCCAAATTCAGCCGTGGTGGAGTTATGCCAAGAGCTGTTAGATGATGCAAAAAGCGGAAAGGTTCGAGGCGTTGCGATTGCGACCGTAGAAGCTGAAAACGTTTTAGGCACTTGTTTTGAGTCGGGCGATGCGGCTGTACTTTCGCTTCTGGGATCCGTTGCGGTGCTAAAGCATGAAGTAATTGCCGAGGGCTTCGAGCATGGCTGATTTCTATAGTCGTATGCAGGCCACAAGCCAGCGCTTGCTAAAGAAGTTCAAGCAGGGCGCGGTTATCTATAACGCCCCGGGCAGTGCCGGCGACCCATTCACACCCGCGACCGCTTCAACGCCTTATGATGTGGATGCCGTACAGGCCCCTGCAAGCCGCAAGCAGACGTATATTGACGGGGGCTATATAATCGCTACGGATATTCTGCTGGCCGTTGCGCCGTTCGTTGTGGAGCCTTCGCAGGCCGGCACTATGAGCATCAACGGGGAGGTTTACCAACTGGTCTTTGTCGACTCCCCCACGGTTGAGCCTGCCAGCCCGCTGGTTTGGTTTATTGGTTGTCGAAAGTAACTCGCTACCTTTGCCCTCCTAGTGAGGGCTTTTTTATGCACAGGGCTTGCGTAATTGGGTTTACCTGTGTACTGTTGGGTTGTTGTTAAATGATGAGGACGGGATTATGAGCGATAGTAGAAAAGAGTTTGAATTATGGGCGACTACTAGTCCACGTAATTGCAACCTAGAAATTGACCTAAGCGGTGACTATATAAGTGCCGTTGCATACGTGGCATGGGATGCGTGGCAATCCATACAGAAAAAGTCTGGAACCCAAATAGGCGAGCCGGCTCTCAATTCAATTCACGAAACATTAAAGCTTGTTTGGTCGCGGGAATATAGCGCTGACGACGGGATAGAAGAAATAGAAATGGCGCTAATGGGTTATGAGTTTTGCCCGCCCAGCGCAGTGGTGCCAGAGCCCTTTTGGACAGAGTCAGCTTGTCAGACAGCGAAAGAATCAATACTGACTGGCTCCAACATGGTTATTTCATGTGACTTAGTGCGGGAGCTTGTCGAAGCGCTGCGTAAAACCGCATCACCAGAGCAGGAGCCAACACAATGACCGACCACCGAAAAGACCTGCGCATTCGCCTTCCGGTATCCGCTGACGTTGCGTTCAGCCAGGCCAAGGCAAAGGCAGAGAAAGAGCTAGGCATTACAATGCGCGACAACGAGTTTGCTGCGCGGGTATTGGTGCAGGGTGTTAAGGAGCGGGCGAGATGAAAATTAGAATTATTAAATGGGCTTTCAGGGTAATTGTTACCGCTGCTTTTATAGGCTTTGCATCTTATGCGGCTGGATTTTACTTTGCGCTTGGAGCATACCGTGCCGTTGACAAGGCACCAATGTTTTACGGCGATGAAGAAACAGGGGAGCGTTATGCCATAGCACCGCTTTCGGGATTGATATTAATTGAGAAGGAGCAGTCGAAATGAGCGCATGGGTGCAACACGGGGGAGTCCCGGAGCTTGACGGAAATTACTATACTCGCATGGATGACGAAGACGAAGACGAGCCTTTATTCGTTTCCGTTCGAGAAGGGAAGGCTTACAAAGAGGATGGAAAGCAGCGAATTTTTATGAACCATGAATGGAAGAAAGTTTCACTTTAATATAGGGCAAGCAAAATGAAAAACACAGAAGCACAGCTATTAGCCAAACGTTCAGACTACAAGCCCTCGCATATCTTGCATTTATTCCTATCCATTATTACGGGCGGGTTCTGGATTCCGGTGTGGATTCTGGTGTGTATCAGCCATGGTCTTGAGCGCAAAAAGATTGATTTCAAGTTGTCAAGACTTGAGCAGCAGAAACAGTAATTTGATATACTGACCGGCAAGGAGATGTATCATGGCAAGATTATTTTTCTGTTTTATTCCGGCGCTATTGGTTGCTGTTCTTATAGCAATCATTAATCCTGAAACTGGGGTTTTAGCTTTCATGGCGATGTTTTTGCTGGGCTGGCAACTAACAGAAGCAAGACCGGATCGCGGAGAAGGTTATGGCGATTAACCTACAACAGATAGCAACAGATCAGGAAAGGGCTGTAAACGCAGCCTTTGCCGCGTCAATCCAGAGCGTTAAAGATCAGGCGGTAATGACCGAGATAGCCGCTTTGCTTGACCGCGGAGATATTGAAGGAGTTATTACGCTATTGCAGCTTGACCCTGCTACCTTTAGGCCGCTAGAGAACGCAACACTGGCGGCTTATGAGGTGGGCGGCACTACTGGCGCTTCACAGGTTGGGCGCATTCCTGTTGCTGCGGGAACGCTTGTGGCTCGCTTTAACGTTCGCCTGCCTCGTGCCGAAAGCTGGATTAGGACGCTTTCAAGCCAGCGCATTGTTGAGATAGCGGAAGAAACTAAAACCGTTATTCGGTCTGTTCTTACGACTTCACTTGCACAAGGGCAATCCCCACGAACGGCAGCGCTTGATCTTGTAGGGCGTATAGACCC